GCCATCTGGGCAGCCATCTGCTGAGACTGCATGTTAATCTGTGCCTGCATCTGCTGCTGCGTCGCCTGCTGGTGCATCTGCTGCTCGGCCTTGCGCTTGCGCTTAACCTTAAGCAGCTGGTTTGCTAGCTTAACATTTTTAACCTCACGGATGTCTATCGCATCGTCAAGGTCGATCGCGTCTCTAGACAGGGCAACCTGAATGTTTGCCTCTAGCTGCGCCTTCTCTTCCTCGTCTGGTGCGACCTCTATAAATACACCGAAGTCGTAGATGTGGAGGTCCTTAATTTCGTTTAAAAGGTTTACGTTGTACTTGCCGATCTGCATCGCAAACTCCTCCTTGTACTCGCCATACTCTAGCACGTCTGAAATACGACAAGATAGGGCCGTGGCCAGGTCTCTCGTGATCTCTAAGCCAGCCTCTAGTATGTGCCGTGTCGCCGTGTTGCTGTTTAGTGCGGCAAGCTTCTGTAGCCCAACCAAAGAGTTTGGGTCAGGGCTAGATCCGTCACGGGCCTCGTTAAGGCCAGTCACATCCCTAAGCATACCTAGGTAATGGTTGTAGCTGCCGATAAGGCTAGCAATCTTAGCCTGCCCAGAGTTGCTGTTAAGCTCCTGTATCGGAACCCTTGCGTTGTTAAACTCGCCATCCTGTGTGTAGCTCCTACCGATAACAGAACCCGTCTGGAAGTAAAGCCTTAGCGCATCCTCTGGGGTGTACGCCGCCCCGTTTCCTAGGTCGACCTCGTTTATACCGTCCGCATCGATAAATACCCCGTCTGGGACTACCTTCTGGATCACCTGCTGTAGTTTTAAGTGCGTCATCTGAATCAGATCCGCAAAAGGAATCATTCTCCTTAGCAGTGACTCAATGTTGCCCTTATACATCCTAGGGGCGCATGCCACATAGTTTGGGTATGTATGCTGTGTAGCAGACTTTGGCCTGACCATGTTCTTGGCTAGCTCCCATTTAAGTATAATGTCTGTACCCATGACCATGACGCCGTCGTACCAAACATCTATAGTTTTTTCAATCTTCTCAAAGCCTCGCTCGTCCATCATCTCCTGTGGTGGATTGAACTCGTCGTCCTTGTCTATAACCTTCTCAGACCCGTCCTCGTTTACCTTCTTCTTGTAGACAAACTTCTTGGTGGTCTTGTAGTTAAAGTATAGGATCGTTACCGTGTCATTCCTGAAGAGGGAGTTGTCGTAATAGTCGGATGCGTTGTTGTAGTCATACCAGTTCTGGCTAAACTTTGCAATGTCCTCTAGCTCTTTGTTTGTAAGGGTCGGGTCAATCTTTAACACCTCAGAGACGTTTACAGTCTTGACCTCTCCCCAGTAGAAGCAGTCGCTAAAGTGGGGGTCCTCTGTGTAGCTGTAAACAATATTGGCGGGGTCTACATACTTAATCTTGATCCCGTCTCCTCGCAAGAATTCGTGTTTTACTATTCCAACTCCAAGCGTGGTGATGTCATAGTCTACACGCTTCTTGATGTCGTTGTACTTGTTCTCCGCCAGCAATGTATTTATTGACGCCTCCTCCGCAAGCTCTATTGAAGACTTATAATTAAGCTGCATGTGCAACTGTAGCTCCTCATCATCAGAGGGGAGTTGAGATGGGTCTGTGTTGAAGGCGTCAATGCCAAAGTCCCCTTGGATCTGCTCAAGCAAATCTTTTGATACCATGTCGGACTCAATGTTTTCCTGGTACTTGTTCCTCTTCTCGGCAGACATAGCGTCCTGGGCATATGCCTTGACGCTAAACATTCTGTTAGACATACCGTTCACCACGATGTCGATAAACTTAGGCACGATAGGCACGGGGGTCCAGTCCAGGTTCATATGCGACAAGTCGCCGTCTACGGCCATCTCGTTTTTATATTTACCCACAGACTGCTCAGCCCTTGCGTACAGGCGTAGCTTGTGGTACTGATCCCACTGGTTGTAAAACCTAGATCCGCCACTATCTTTTTTAAACCACTCGTACTGAATGGCTTGGCCAATCCTTAAACCAAATTCCTGGCTCGCCTTCTCTCTGTCTGAGACATACTGGCTCGGAAATGAAGATGGGTTTATAGATATCTTTACTTCTTTCATCTAATTAATTGGCTATAATTACCGCTGTTATTATACTTCGCAAAGTTAATGCTTATTTTCGATTCATTTTTAACCTCTTTATATAGCCCTTGCTGCGTCGCCATGATGGCTAACCCTGAGCTAATTGCGGCATCAAACTTTGTCCTGTTGTTTATATCAAACCTCGCCCACTCCTGTAGGGTCCTTGTAAAGTACATGTCCCCCATGTCGTCACGGTCCCTGTATGTGGCCTCCAGGTCCATCCCTACGTGCTTCTCTATGTAGGTCTCTATCGCGGCAGCGTGGGCCTGCTTTACCGCCTCGGAGCTGTTTGGTATTCCACCAAGCTCCTTCTCTGTCGTCGAAAGCTTACCCCTATGCTTGTCTGGCCTGTTTATAGAAAACTTCCTGTAGCCCCTGTTCTTAAAGTGATACAGAAGCCTAGGCTTGTTGTTCTCCGCAAGTATTGGCATGCCATAAAAGACACACGCCATAAGCACGTCCTCAAAGAAAATCTCTGCCGTCTGTGGCCTGGCAATATACTCCAAAAAGAAATGGTTAACTGGAGCGTCCTCCATGTGATACTTTGTTAGCCCGTGAAGCGCACCATTAGAACCGCCGCCGCCGACTGTACCTGATATGTCGTAGGGGTCACACCCAAAGGCGCCCATGTGCTCATTTCCTGGAAATCGAATCCCTCCCTTGGTGACTACGTTATTCATGTACTGCTTTGACGGTATCCACGACACCAAGAACCTACCTTTAGGGTCAGGGGTCCACACCACCCTAGTGTCTTTCTTTCCGTCGTGCCAGGTAAACGATCCACGGGTTAACACCTTGTCCCTTATCAGGCTATCGTTGTAATCTATCTGCTGGTATAGCTTTGTCAGGTTGAATAGTGACGACCTGCTCTCATCCCTGAATGCGTGAGACTCTGTCCTCGGGAACTGTCTGTAGTACTCGTTCAGCGCGTCGGCATCCCCCTTGAGTGAGTCGACCTCGTTCTCCCAGTAGTTTATAGCCCCAACCGTTATGTGGTTGCTGTCTATCCCCATCACTGGCTCGGCTGGGGTGTTAAAGACGGGCATCCCATACCTGTCGATAAAGCCCTCCATGTTCCACTCCATAGGGATAAACAGGTTATACATCCCGCTCTTTGTCTGCCCGTTAGAGTTCCTCTTGCCTGGGTCTGAGTCGTAGTAAAGCCTTTTAAAGTTCTCACCCCCCTTGTCTAGTGCGTTGGAGGTTGACCCCATCAAGCACTTGCCTATAATCTTGCTACCCAAACGAAGGCAGGTCTTTGTAACCCTCCAGTTGTCTAGTATGTTGTTTGGCTTAACCCACTTCCCGCTCTCGTCATGAACAAGCAGCAGCAGCTTCTCTCCGTCATATGAGTTGTCGTCCGTATTCTTCCAGTCGATGGTGGTGTCTAGCCCGCTGATGTCTGACTTGTCGCTCTCATACATGTTCTTCTTGGTGATCTTTGAGGCAGGGACGCGGTAGGCAAGCTCCGTCTTTGGCTTGTCCATACCATCCTGCACAGGCTTAAAGAAGAAGGGGTAGTTGCTGGAGATAGGGACCACCTTGTCTGTAAACATCTTCTTCGCATCGGAACCAGTCTTTGACAGGATCCCGATACGCGCATCCTTCACAAGGGTCGCCGTGTTGACGCACTCCGCCGAGGACATAAAAGAAAAGCCAGAGCGACGTATCTTCAGGTACACCATCCCAAAGGCCCTTGTGTCTGCCTTGCAGGCCTCCCAGTAGATAAAGAATATCCTGTTGGCCTCTCGGTAGTCTGGGTGGCCGACATCGATCTTGGTCCACTGCAGGTACATGTAGTGCGTCCCCGTTATGTAGGTCTGCTCCCCGTTGTTCATGAACCAGAAGCCTCTCTCCCTGCGGTCAAACTCTAGCTCTATGTAGTCGACCCACCTCTGCTTAAACTCCTTAGAGGTCTCGTTCCAGTTGAAGATGGTTTTAATCTTAGAGAGCTCCTTGGAGTAGCCAAACGACTCCCAGTACTGCTCCTTAGCCTTCCCGCTCCTTTGGTACACACCCCCTGGCGTTGCAGGCAGCCCGATCCTTAAGCCGTTAATTTCCATAACCTCGCCAACGGTCCCGTCCCTAGATATGACGACAAGGTCGTGGTTTGGGTCGTATCCATACGCCCAATTCTTTTTAGACCTAGCAGCCTTAGGCAGCTCAACCTTTCTGTATAGACTATTTTGCCTTTCTTTCTGCAAAGCTGCTCATGTTTTTACCTGTGTCGACGTCGTTAAGCATGGCCCGCTCAGACTCAATCCTCGTTAAAATCTCAAACGCATCAAAGATGGCTAGCTTCTTTGTGGCCGCCGCGTTTTTAAGCCTGTCTGCGGCAATCTCGCCGTCTGGGTTGTCCGTTATAATCTTCTCCTCCGCAACCTTTATAAGCTGCCTGACGGCCTTCTCCCCAGCGGCTATAATGTCTTGCTTCATCTTCCTTGTGTCCATCATAGCTTTAATGCAATTTGACTTGTAAACATCCTGTAGAGCTTCTCCCCCTCAACCTCAAACTCATACTCAGAGTCTGGAAGGTACGAGACCTTGTCCCCCTCACTCAGGCCGAAACCCTTAAGCTGCTCGTTGATGTACCTAATATATCCAACAAGCGGCTGCTCGCGGCCCTGGGCCTGTAGGTAGTGTTCGACCCTTTCTGCGGGCTTTACAAAGCAATACCTGTCGTGTGTGTGCCACCGCCCCTGCTTCTTATACATGTAGTACTGGTCGGGCTCAATAAGGAAGAGGTCGTCCATAAGATGGCTCCTGCCGCTCTTTTGCCGACCCTTCATGTCGTAGTAATACTTGAATACGTTGTGGTGAACCAGTAGCGTGTCCCCAATCTCGACTGGGCCGCTGTATCTAACTGGCGTCTGTATAACCTCCGCATAACGGTTGGATGCGGTATGATCCTCCTGAGAGACGCTAGTGATAAGCTCTATACCACCAACCTCCTTTAGATTATCGTACCTCCTACCATTGTACGGGCGTACAATAAAGTTAAAGGGTGACTTCATATTTTACTTAGGAACCACAACCAATACAGTCAATAGCTGAGTCTGTTGGCTTAATTCCATTTAATTTCATTTTGTTCTGCCATCAGAAGAGTTATATTTCACGAAAGGTACCATATTTCGGTACTTTTCACAAAAAATAGTTATATTTCACGAAAGGTACCATATTTCGGTACTTTTCGCAAAAAATCTATTCTATTTTGTTTTTCCATTCTGCCATCACTAAAAGTTTATGTTGTACTCCACCGAGACTGGCATGCTGGCGTTAAGCTCCTTCCAAAGTAATATCTCATCGTCACGCTCGATCCAAATCTTGTAAGATACCTGCGTAGCGTCAAACTGGATGAGGTGTATGACGTACTTGCCGTTTAAAACCTCCTGCCCGCTGATGTAATGCATAGCGCCGCCCTTGTAGTCTGGGCCGACAGATATCTTTCTGATTTCCATATTAGGCTGGCCCTCCCCCTGTTATCGGGACGATAATATACTGAACAAAAATCTCGGCCGTCCCGTCTCCAGAGCTAACGGAGTCTGTCCCCGTCAGGTAGATCCCTTCGTTTACCTTGATAGTATTTCTCCCTGCCGAATCGGCCTGCTGTGGGTAAAAGTACTCAAAGGAAGATGAGCCGCTGCCTAACGCGTTGGAGGTAAACATTGCGTTGCTCCCTGTCTGAGGGCCCATTCCGATCTTGTTGTTGTCATAACTAACGGTCCCGTAGGTGTAGTTAATGGCGGAGCTGATGATTTGAATAAAGGCCCCAGCGCCAGGGGTGCCTATAATTTGAACTGGCGTGGTCCCCAGGTTGTTAAGTTGCGTCGCGGTTATGGTGATGAACGCCTTTTTCAGCGCAAACGGCTGCGCGGAATACGGATATATCCCGTCTCCATCATTTAAAAGCTGTGACGTCTTTGTAAGGGCCTGGTCAGTTACCGTAGGGACCAAAATGAAGTCCGCTGGACTTGCCGTAAGCACCCCGCCAGTTCCGTAGACCCCGCTGGCTCCAGTAAACTGGTACGCCTTAAGGGTGTTGTTTGTTGGGGTGGCGTTGTCGTATACGATAAAGAACTCATCCTTTGCCGCCGTGTCTATCGTCACGGCTGTTGCGCTGCTGTTTAATGCTGAGGCGGGGGCGTCGGTGTCGGTCCCCGTCAATGGACGGGTCTGGCCGTTGCCACGTGTTCCAAAAAGGGTGATAGACTCGGTAAGCGATGAGGAGTAGTCTAAGACAAAGTCATCGACGGTCGTGTCTTGGGCAATCGTGCCCACACCCTTGGAGTAGTAGTACTGCTCGTTTACGATCTTGTAGGCGTATTGGTTGGCTGATGTAGTTGGTTCATCTACGGCGATAGCTCTCTGTGCCTCAAAGACGACGATCTCATTGCGAGAGACCGATATTGACGAGCGCCAAGACCTGTTAACCGCCAGGGCTATGTTGTCTACGGAGTCTACCCCTGCGCCGTTGATGATTGCCCCTACAACATACTTGGTGACAAATATTTGCGGGGACAGCGGTGGGCTACCTCCTCCGTCCTCAATGATGTCAATGATGTACTGAGCTACGCTGTCTACCGTAAAGTTCTTGGTGACCTCGCTATTGTCCCCGTCAGAGCCGAGCCATTTGTCGTCTCCGCT